TGCCGCCTTGGCCGAGGCTTGTTCGTGATGGTCCATTTGTTTCTGTAGTTGTGTACCAACTAATCCTACAATACTATTATTTACATCGTCCCTAAATGTGCAACTAATTGTTGCCCATTCATGTTTACCTGAGATATACGCAATAGAGTTGTATGAATGAATCGGTATTTCTGTGTGTGAAAGTTTAGGTCTGTCACACGTAACTACACTCCGTGAGAACTCCGAATCGGAGTTACTCCCCATGTTAAATTTTACTCGGTATCGATATTTTAACTTTGGTTGTAAAATAGCGCGGTCAGCGTCCGTGGGGCCAATACCAAATTTACCTGCTGTAGTCATATTTCTAAATCTCCTTTATTACTAATTATTTATCTGTCTTTTACTACAAAGTAACCGGGGGCTTGGCCCCCGTTTACTCGGGTTTTATCTCTTATTAGGCTCAGCCAGCGATTGATAAATCTTCGCCTGTGTTCCTCACACGAATTGGGATATAGATAAATTCAATTGCCTTAACTGGCTGAATTGCTACATCTACCCATAATTCGTTACGATCGATACGTGTTGATGTGTTATTACTTGTATCACATACAACTAAAAAGTCGTATAATGCTCGTTTTGTAATTAGATCTCCTAAGAAACCATTGAATACACCAACTACTTGACCTCTTGTGAAGTCATCATTTGGTTCAAACAAGAATGGTTGTGCCATGTCATCGAACCGTCGTCGTAAATATGCAATTAGTCGTGCTACATTAACACGATCCAACGCACTTGATACTGTATGTAAAGTCTTTTGTCCCCAAATAGTTAAACCTCTATTAGGCATAAATGCGATTGGATTAACTTTATTTACATAAAGTACATCGCGCTGTCCTTGGTTTAATGCTACAGGTACATATTCTTCCTCACTGTTAATATAACCAACACTTGTAGCATTACCTACAAGTCCGCGATTATAACCAGCTGGTGCAAACCATTCGTATGATACTTGATCATTATACGCATATGATCGCAATGTGATATGTGATGATGGCTGTACTACATTTTCACCAGTGATGTTTGTTGTCAAACAACCACCTGGGTAGTATAATGCCACATCAAAACCTGATGTTGTTAGGCCTTTCTCGCCGTTTTCACCAGCAACTGCATAATTGGATATCCAATTCTTACATGATGTGGAATCGGCTGCTAACCTAAATGGTGTATCGCCAATAACAAATGCTTGTTCCTTGCGATCAATGTTAAGAGTTTTCATTTCATCTAATAAATCTACATAACCTGGTGCAGAAATTAAGTTAAAGAAACGAGTTTCTGCTCTAATTTCTTCACTACCGGCAAGTGCGGCGGCCATTGAATCAACAATAACACGATGCTGTGCATGTCTGCCTGCCCACATTTTACCATCTAACTGTTCGCCAGATTCATTATACCATTTTGCGCTTGTTGCATCATACTTTTTAACATCATATCCTGATGCCATGTAATTCCAACCCAAAATGCCTACTGGATATGTTGCTGGATTTAGTATAGTGCCGCCTGCGCCTGCTGTTGCATCTGTTTCAAGTGCTGAAGCAGTTGTTGCTCTAAAGTTACCAAATATAATGCCGGCTGAGGATGTTTGATCTGTTTCGTCAACAGCAATCCATGTTACGCCAGAATACTTGTATAATGCTGGATAATTTTCAACATCTACTGTATCTAACCAGACATCACCTGCTGAAGGTGCTGTTGGCTTTGATGCCGCTGCTGTTAATGTACCACTAAATGTTCGCCATTTTGTAGTACCAGCATCGTCATATGTCTCTAATAGATCCACGGTTGTTACGCGACTATCATACCATAATGTACCATCGGCTGGTGTGCCAGATGGTGCTATTGTATTTGGCTCATAACTTAATGGGATCCAATTACTATTGTATCCTGCTGTGAGGCCTGTATCTGCTAATAGAGTACCACTGCCCTCAGCAAGAATAATATCTTTACCTGCTGTGTTTGTAATAACAAGTTTGTTACTTGATACACTTGCTTGAATGTTTGCAATGCCTGCACTGCTAATCACTGCCGCTAATCTAATAACGTCTGGATCACTGCTTGATGTATATGTAACAGTTGTACCGTTAATTACCATAGTTTGTGTAGTAGTTAACGTTGGGCTTGCAGTTGCGGCTGTTACTGCCAATGTTGCGTCACCATTAAATCGTACAAGTTGATGCGATGCAACTTCTAATGTATGTGCGCCTTGTTCGTGGTTGTACTTAACAAATAAGTTACCAGCCACTGGTGTAACGTGATGTGCCCATGCCTCAGTTGTATTTTCAAAGACAGGTGCCGCTATTGTAAGCCATTCAGTTGTTGTTTCGTTCCAGTATTTTACAAAAAACTGTGAACCACTATTATATTGTGTTGTTTTGATGTATACATCGCCTGTTGCTAATGCTGTTACACCATCGGCTTGTTTAGTAGGAATAGTAAGGTGTGTTGCAAATTGGAAATCTGCACTTGCCGCAGTTGCCCAAGTATTCGTACCTAAATGATACCATACCCCACTTACTTTTTGCCAAATTCTATTATGGGAATTACCACCTGCTACTGCTACCCATGCAAATTCACCATCTAGGCCTTCACTGTTTAACGGTGCGCCTGTGCCTGAATCATAATTGGCGGCCGCGCTTATAACATTAACTGTTGCAGCTACCCATGTTGATGTTGGCGCATTGTATGTGAATACACCAATATTCGAACTAGTTAAATCTTCCCAATATGTCCCGTCAACTGGGGCACCTTTTGGTGCTGTGCCAGACGCTGTTAACTCAGAAAGATTAATACCTGCGCGAAGAACGTATGCCCTGTTAGCAATGCCTAGATAACTATGCGCTGCTAATAAACCATATTCATTCATATTATCGCCGTGAATTTCTGTGCCACCTGCTTGACGGAAATAAGGATTGCCGTATGTTTGTAATAATTCTCGTTGAGAAGTAATTAATTTTAGTTCGTATGCCGATGCCGTGGTACCAGCTGCTACGCCGGTGCCGCTTGGATGTACTTTGTTTTTGCCTGTTGCTAAAACAATTAACGGTACAGTGCCTGCTCCAGCAGAACCATAAAAGGACTCATCAGATACGGATACTGATACGCCCGGTGAAACTAATGTTGCCATGTTCTTTATCCCCTGTATTTCTAGTTGTTAACCAACTAAAATATGTTATAAACATATTTATTTGAATTCTAGTAAATAACACTGATATAGAACCACCTTTAAAAGGGTTCGTCGTAAATAGTAGTATGAGCACAACACGACCACTTTGCCCTTGTAAAAAACGGCCTGTTGCGATTAACTATATAAAGAATAGCAAAACATATTATCGCAAACACTGCGACAAATGTCTACGACTAAAAAAAGGATTAGGAGCAACACCGGTGACTAGGTGGATTAAGAGCGGCTATAAAAAGAAAAAACGATGTGAGCGATGTAACTTTGCCGCAGAACATACCATACAATTAAATGTATATCACATAGATGGGAACCGAAATAATAATGACTGGAAAAATTTAAAAACAGTTTGCTCTAACTGTTTTGTACTACTCAGTGATATCGGAATACCGTGGAGGCAAGGGGATCTTGTACCAGATTTTTAATAGTACGTTCTAAGTCATCAAATGTGCCATCATTATAAATTGTATAATCTACATCGCATCCGGCCCATGAATGTTCGCTTGAGTGTACCTCAGGATACACTGTTGGCATCATTAATTCGTGCATAGGATTAACACGCTCTGCATTGTCAGCAACAGCAGTATTCCACCATTCAGGATCTTCGCCGCGTTTTACTCTAACAATTTTACCATTTAATCGTCTAATTAACTCAATCTCATTTGGGAAACGGCAGTCAGTGAGAATAACATTTTCTTGTTTAGTTAATAACTTCTTTTCGAAACTTAATAACCAAATATCATCATTAAATAAATTACGCCACAAATCTGTACCGACTACTTGTAACGCCACGCGGGGAGTAAAATTAGGCCTGTTCAACTTTTCCGACCACCAAGTATCGGTAGTTTCTCGCCATGCTCTACTATCTTGTGTGTTACCTTCGAGTAATTCTCTATCCCAACCAAATACACAAGCAATGGAATCTTTAAGAGAATCAGCAAAACTACCTATGATCCAATTATCATAATGCGTAATAAAATAATTTGCTACAGTATCTTTGCCTGAACCTTTGAGGCCTACTAATCCTATAATCATACAAATATTATAAACGATTTATATCAAGTTGTCAAGTTACCCAATAATAAATGTTGGCGGTTCACTGCCATCGGAGTATCGTTGCAATTCAATTTCAAGCCTATCAAACTCAGCGGCTGCTTCGGCTTTTAATTGTTCACCATTTAATTGTACGCCGCCTGCGGCACCAGGTAAAGCAGAATATTTGCCTCTTGCTTCTCCTAACATGCCCTTGCAGTTTGCTAAAGCATAATCTTCCAGCCATAACTTACTTCTACGATCTCTTAATAACTCATTCTCAGGTTTTTCATTATAAACATGAAGCAAAATACTTTCTTCATTTCTAATACGACGAATCATTACTAATTTATGCGTATTTGGATGCCATGTAAAGTTAATGTCAGATCCAAAAATTCTACCAACAACTTCTTGATATTGACTAAATGCATCAAATAAACTAACACCGCCAACCCGGCCGGCTTGTAAAATATAAAGATTAGTAAATGCTAAATCAAATGGGTCAATGCCTGTGCCTGTGCCAGCATCACTACCTATTGCTCGCCTATAAATTTTACGAACTTCGAGCACTTCATTTGGCAAATAATACTCATCAACATCGGTTTGTGTTGTAAGAAACATACCACTTTCTTCAGTAGC